GTTAATCCGGCTATAACATTATTAGTTAGTGTTTCTTGTCTAGCTAACTCTGAGGTTTCTGCGTCAATATAAGCTTTATTTTTTTCCGCCCCATCAGCCGTAAGTGCTTGTATTCTTATTTCAGCAGCTTCACGTTTTTGGTTTAAAGTATCTTGGGCCTGCTGCATAGCAATATTACTATCTAATAAAGCCTTTTCCTTGTCCAGGGATGTTTGCAATGCAATAACATATTGCTGTGAATACTCATTAACAGAGGCTTGCAGATTTAGTACTTGACTATTAGTATCTAATCTTGTAACGGCTATTTGATTTTCTAACTCGCTGGTAGACTTTAATACTTCATATCGTTTATCTATATCTGACAGCTCTTGAACTATTAACTGTTGTTTATTTTTTGCATCTATTACAGATGTGTCTGCTTTTTGTGCTTCTTCGGTACCCTTTTTTACTTTATTTAAAAAGCTAATTTGCTCCAGCTGAGTCTTTTGCGCAGTAGTGTCTCGTAGGTTAACAGCATCTGCATACTTGCTTTCTGCTTGCTGAATTCTCGCAGTAATTTCTTCAAGTTCTCTTGCTTGTTGATTGGCTTTTTCTTTTAAATCTAGGCTTTGTTTGTTGGCAATAATTTCTGCTGTTGTTACACTTGCAATATTTGACATTATTTCTTGTCTTGCAAGTAAACTAGCAGTGGTCTTATCCGCTATTTTTTTCAATTCTTCTTCTTGAGCTAGTTGAGCTAAAGGCAGATCTCCTTTTAGACCGAGCTGACTTGCAGTTAACTGTCCGCCAGCAAGTATCTTTGCCGGTTTAAGTGCTGCTTGCTGTATACTTTTCTGACGAGCTATGTCTGCTTTGATATTAGCTTTTTCTTTATCGCTTAGTAAGTCTGAATTTACCATTCCGGTTGCACCAACCCCACTTGCACCTAATCTAGCTTTTTGTACGTCTTTGGAAGCAGCTGTAACTGCAGATTGATCTGCCTTACCAGCATTCTTCTGTATTGCATTAGCTTCTGCTTGTAGGGCATTTGCTAATTTCATCTCATTAACAAGACTAGTTTGCGTATCCAGCATTTCTTCGGATATTTTAATATCAGCCAAACGCGCTTTTATTTCTTGCTGAGCATATGCTGCGTCTGCTTGTAGTTTTTGCGGACCTGTTAAGTTAGATGTTAAAGCTTTACCAATTGCTACTGATGCTGCAGTCTGAGCTTCTCGTACTGCTTTACCAATAAAAGCCATTCCTCGTTCAAATAAACTTTTAGAGGCAGCTTCTACTAAAGCAATGCTTTTGTCTACAGCATCACGGGGGGCTGCCTGCAAGGCTCTTTGAACTTCGCGAACATTGCTGTTAGCAATGCTTGCTTGTTGCTGTGCTACATTATTTTTAGAAGATTTTCCGCTACCTACGGCAGCACCTCCGGCAGTATCTGCAAACCCGCTAGTAACTGGACCGGCTTTAGTATTTGCTAAACTTAATTGCTCTTGATAAGTTACTAGAGCACTATTTAAACCATCTATAACTGCTTTTTGCTTACCAAATTCTGAGCTGATCTTTCCAAATGCGTTTACAAACTCTGGCCCAAACATTGCGGCCTTTTCCATATTAGTAGAAATTTCTTCCAGTGCTTGTGCTACTCTGTCTGGCCCTTGTGCAATTAAGGCGTTTAAGCTACTGCTTACCGCAACTAGACTTTCACCGTACTTAAATGCAGGGCTGGTATCTAAGAATGAGTTGCTTAAAGTTTTTTGTGCTTTTAAGGCTTCATCCGTTTTATCTTTGAAACTTTGTAGTGCAGAACCTGCGTTTCCAAGCAGTCTATTAGAATTATTTTGAATAGCTATTAGCGCATTTTGCTGCTCTTTGCTTAGATTTTTAAATGCAGCCGTTACTTTGTCTACATTTTCTATATCATCTATTTGTAATATTTTCTGTACTTGAGCTTTGTATTCTTCAGCTAAACCTTCGCGTTTAAGTAGATCAAGGCTAGACTGAATCTGACCCGCTACAGTTTTTGCTAATTTTGACGCCCTGTCCTTACCAACAAACGAAAATACGCCATCCCAGAAGTTATCCCAGGTATTTGATGCCTTATCAGTTTCGCGAGAAAGTTTTATTATATCAGATAGACTGCCAGATACTTCGTTTAATGCGTTAGAGAATGCAACAGTATTAGCAATAGTACGTGTAGCAAACCCATCAATAGTTGAAGCTGCTGTTATAGTACGTGCAACGTTAGCCATAGCTTCTTGAGCAGTTGTTAAAGCTGAGTTTAGCTTTTCTGCTTGTTTGGCATTTTTAGTAAACCAAGAGTCTAATAATGTAAAAGCGGCAACTGCAATACCAATAACTTGCCCAACTTGCCCTAAACTACTTAATACTCCCATTATGCGAGTACCCACAGCAGCTAACCCGCCCTGTGCAAGGGTACTAAATCTAGCAAATCCAGTTATACCTTTGTCAGCTATCTCCTGATTTAATAACTGCCACGCTACTCTAATTCCAGAAATTTGAGATACTTGAGCAGCGTTAGATATAGCGTTAGTTTGGTCTACTTTACTACGTAGTTTATCGTATTTTTGTAGCGCAATAACCTCAGGATCAAATCTACTTAGTGGTTTATTGGCAACATCTTCAGTACCTTCGCGAGCAGTTGCAAGTGCTTGCTTTTTCTGGTATAAATCAATTGTTTTTTGTATGTACAAAGCTTCTTGCTTGGCTGAGGCAATTTGCGCTTCAGAAGCTTTTTTACTGCCTTGCATACCTGTTTCAACAATATCATTTCTATTTTTCAAAACCTTTTCAACAGTTTTAAGGCTAGCTGCATCGCCTGCAGCTAACTTTTGTACAGAAACTAAATTCTTTGGTGCTTTTAATTTGTCTAGATCAGCCTGAGCTTTTTTAACGCCTGCCTCTAAGTCTGGTATTTTAAAGCGTTTTTCTAGAATTGTTTGGAACTTGTCTCCAAAGGATGCTTTAAAGGCTTCTGCAGTTTTTAAAGCTTCTTCGGCGCTGTTGCGTAAACCTGCGCGAAGTTGACCGATTGCAGGCAGTGCTTGCTTTAGCAGTATTACCCCTATACCAGCTAACACAGCCCCAAGTGCAGCAGGAGATTCTGCTAACAAAGAAACTACTGGTAATAGAACTTTATTTACTAATTCTAATCCAGACTGTATTACATTTTTTAATGTGGCTAATAGCTTATCATAAGGGTTTGCTGCTGCTTCTGCAAGTGCCCCAAATTTCTTTTCGCCTTCTTCTAATACTGCGTTAGCAAATGCCTGGCGACGCTCAAAATCACTTAGTGCATTAGCGGTTTTGCCAATTTCTAAGGCATAACGTTCAGTAGCTGGACCGATTTTTGTAAATAAACCAAGTTCGTCCAGCAATTCTGGTTCTAGTTTAACAATACCACGACTTAAACGACTTAGTGCGTCTGGCATGGCTACACCAAGAGCTAAACTGGCGTTTTTTGCTACCAAAGCCAAACGTTCAATGTTTTTTCCACTCATGCCTGCACTGCTGGCTTGAGCAGTTGCGGTCATTGCTTCACGCATACTGATAGCCCCGTCTGTTACTTCAACTAGACGCTTACTTAGTGTGCCAAGTGATTGACCGCTAACAGCACCAAGCGTGTCTAATCCACGTATAAGGTTGGTAGTATCAGCAGCATTTTTAAGTGCAGTAAAAGCAGCACTTGCAGCGAATACGTTAGCAGCTAGTGTGGCGTATAGGCGAACTAATCCACCAAGACCTTGTGCTTGGTTTGCAAAGTCACGAGCACTAGCACCAGTAGTACCGGCGGTGCCGCGAGCGCGGCCGTATTCTTCGCCGCTTAGCATCTGTTGCGAGCCAGTAGGGGCTGCTGCTTTGCGCGATCCAGGAGTACCACCAGGTGCCATTGTGCTTTTAACTGGCACATTAATGCCAGCTGCTGCGCGTTGGGCTTCGGTTGCTGCCTGTGTTATTTCTTGAAAGTTTTTAACAGTCTTTTTGGCTGTTCCATTGTCACTGACATTTACGCCAATGTTTATATTCTGTGTTGCCATTTGTTCTCCTAATAGCTGTACACCATTCCAGTTTAAAAATCAAACTGGGATTTATAGTTTACACGATTATAGCACACAGGCACGGATTTGTCAAACCAAATTTTTTTAGCTACAAAAAAAGCCCGCAAGCTTTTTACGGCTGCGGGCTTTTTGCTTTTATTTTTTCGCTGATTAGTTTTTGACGTACACCGTCCATGTGCTGTAAGAAATCCAAACATAACAGGATTTCTTCAGCATCAAGTATGTTGTATACTTGAAATAAGTTAAAAACTATTGAGTAATCTTTGCCAAGATAACCACCACCCATCGAATCCCAGCAGTCTGCTAGTATTCCGTATATCACAAAACACTGCTGAACTAGGTCTGGGAAATCACTGACTTCCACAGGTATTTCTTCTTCAATTGGCTCTTGTGCCAACATTTCACACATTTCAAAGTAAGCGTCCTTTGTCATGCGTACATCCGAATTTTGAAAATACCTGCGAAGCTGTTCACGTATGTTGGTTACTTGTTGGCTGAAAAGTTTCCCAGGTCTGTTACCTGCTCACTTACAAAACTGTCAAAGTTTGTGGAATTCTTCATTAAGTACAGTGCGTTTTCTTCTGAGTACTCAAGCTCTGCTTCTGCATCTTGACCAGTTAAGTCAACTGGCGCTAATTGTTCCAAGTACTTAAGTTTTAGCCCGCTCCAACCTTTGATGGCGCTTTTAACATATAGTTCTAGGAATAGCTCGTCGTTTAGTTCTTCAACTGGTTGACGGTTCTTGAAACTTGTTTTAGTAGACTTTTTACGAATGCTTTGCAGCGTTTCGCGGCTTAAGAACGCAACCTGAATTTTAAAATCTGGCATCCCTGGGTATTCTACCTCTAGAGATTTTGAAGGAACTAACAGGGTTTTTAATGAAATTGACATATTATGTAATATTTATGGTTATCAAACAAAGAAAAAAGCGGTACCGGGGATCAGCCGGTACCTTGAAATTAACGCAAATTAAGTTGCGTTAGTTGTGAAGTAACGAACTTCTAGTTCGTTTGCTACACCAATATCAAATGCTCCAGTTGCGGAACCTTGAGCTGTAAAGTTAATTGTTGTACTAACAACCTGCTCAGTTGAAACTGTTGGAATTGTTAACACAGCTGCTGGCATTTCGAATTCAACGCGAGTTGCGTTTGCTGCGCCACCCACTTCAAACTGCACAGAGAATGCTGGTTCAACATCAGTTGTAGAACCTGCTAGCAAGTCAGCTAGTAGACCCGCTGTGTTTGAGGCACCTGCACGTAGGTAAGCGTTTAAGCTTCCAGTAATAGCACGAGTACCTGTAAAATAAGTAAACGGACGGTTAACAACACCCAAGTTAGCTGGTGTTAAGTATGTTAGGTTGTTGGCAATTGTTAGCGAACCACCAGTAATAGCTACGTTGAAAGTAGCACCAGTTCCATCGATACCTTTTTTGAGTGTTAGAGTGCTCAACTTGTTGGCAATAAACGGTGCAGTAGTATTCTTGCCTTTGGCGGTTCCGGTCAAGCCGCCACCAAAAGTAACTGTTGTGCCTGTTGTAGCAGTTAAACCAGCTAGTTGACGTAGAATAGCACCGCGGCCAGTCCAAGCAACCATGGCAATAGCGTCTAAGCCAAAGTCAACTGTAGCAGTGTCTAGGGCACAGTTATCAATAATATAGCTTACGCCGTCAATAACAATAATTAGTCCAAACTTTTGTAGTTGGTGTGATTGTGAGTTACCGGCAACCAATGTGGCTGATGTAGTACCTTCTACCCAAGCAGCATTTGTGCCACCAATTGAGTCTGTGGCAAACATTGCGTTCCATAGCACACTTTCTTCACAGGTAATGTTAACACCACCATCAGCAGGACGCATATAAGTTGACATTGAAAAATCAACTGGCTCTAGTGCTGTGTTAAAGCTACGCTGGCCACGAACTGGTGCAGCACCGCCTTCGTTTAGTGTAACTGTTTCAGCTGTTGTGTTTTGTGAAAAACTGAAACCGTCCAAAACTTGGATTTCACGAGTGTTTGCTGGCAAAAATCCGCTAGCAGCTACTACGCCTGTTTCAGCATTTACGTTAGTCGTGAAGAATACGCGACTATTACGAATTAAATTAAATGACATATTTCATTTCCTTTTTTAGTTTGGCGTTGTAGTACATTAACTAGACTTTTATCTGTTGCAGGTACTGTAACGCAAGAGCTTACATTATGGCGTAACGCACTTGTAAGTTAATTTCACCGACTGCATAAGGTGCTAGCAGCCCCTCGTCAGTAGTAATTGACTGAATCAATATTTCAGTAGTTTCGTAGTTTTTGTCCAGGTCGTATACTAACACACGGTTTGCATCTACGCAAGTTTCCACATCTTCTAGCAACTGTTCAAGTTCTAGTTGAGCTTCTTCGCCTCGGCAGTATACTTTGACTGCGATTCCCAGGTAACCCCAGGTAAATCCGCCTGGGTGATACTCGCGCATTTCTGATCCAGGTGTAAGATACACAGCAGGAAAATCTTCTACTTCGTCCCAGAATTTTAGCTTTGCATATGCATTGCCACTTAGGTTGACTTGGTAGGGAGTATTACCGTCAACCAGTTTTAGTTTGTCTGTGAGTGCTTTTATAATGGATGTTCTACGACTCATACGTTTACTGCCCTTAAACGGTTACCTACTTGGGTTGCTGCAATTTCACGAATTGACTTGGATATTAACGACTTAGGGTCACGTGACCTTGGGTACTGTTGCTGCCCACCACCACTAAAAGTTGCATAAGGATTTTTCATGTACGAATAAAAAGCGGTAATCATTCCTGCTCGGCTTTCACTTATGTACTCTACTTTGGCTGAGCTAGCAAATCGTCCTGTGCGGTAGTTTAGTACGTCTCGTCGATTTCCGTCGCCCATGTTGGCGCTAATTACGTCTTGTAATTGCTGATTGATTAGGTTTTGTAGATTGACTAAACTAATGCCGGCATCTATACTAGGTTTAGCTTTTTCTGGCTTAGGCTTATTTGCCTTTATCTTGTTTTTTAACTTCTTTGCATCCTGTATTAATTTTTTATTAGGATTAGTTTTTAATTTTACAGGTAACTTTTTAATAATAGGATTTTTAAGCTTACCACTGTATACTTTTTTATTTTCCTTGCCAGTAGATAGCACACTAACTAAGTTAATAGCAATAAGGTCGATAAAGCTAGGAGAACTTTTGCTCTCTAGCAGCATCATACCTGTTGAGCTATTATTAACGGCCTTTTCTATTTCTCTTGAATCAGGCGTAAAAACTTTTCTAAGCTCTTCGATAATTGCTTTACTAGCACGTCCTGACGACCTATTTAAAATGCTATACTGCATCTCTACTAAATACTTATCTACCGATTTAGTATAGTCTATATTATCAATATTTTGATATATTTCTTTTGATAGGTTTGCTGACTGTAGATCGTCCTCTTCTAAACGCTTGATATAAATATCTAGAGCATGTAACAAATTCTGTTTTATTGTGTCAGCTAATTGTGAAGATTTTTGAATCTCATTTCTAAAAGACTTACTTAAGTTTGTGCCTACAGATACTACGTGACCTTTGTCAAAGAAACTACCGATAGAGAACTTTGGCATAGAGTCAATTTTTTGCCACTCTCTTCTATACTCAGACTTAGTAAGAGTAGGGTCATCTTTTAATTCTTGCTTTAATCTATCTTTGTGTATTTCGGTCTGTTGATCTAAGTAATATTCTATTTCCTGACTAGTAAAGGCTCTGTTTAATACATCGGTTATTGTATCGAAAGCAATTCCTTTATATAAAACAGCATTTTGCCCAGCTATTTTTTGTAAAGAGCCTTTTGTACCGTCAATACCTGAATTATCAGCAAGTTTTTGTAACATGGCCTGCACATCTTCAGTACTAGAAGAGCCAGTAATTGATTTAAATATATTGGAAACGTCTTTAGCAGTGATTAAAAAATCTGTTTTAGTTGCTCGCTGTTGGGATGCTCGTAACTTATCAACAGTTGAACTGACTATATTTTTCTCTAATGAGTTAAACCATTTCTTATACACCTCTGATTGCAGTGCTTGATTAAACTCTTGTACACTCATGTATAATCCGCCACATAAAAGTCTAAGACGCGTTTAATATGTGCAGGTAAGCTAGTAGTTGAAATGTATTCGATTTGTACGGCGTTTGTGCCAGGTGCTTTAGTTGAGTGTATAGCACCATCATTTTTGCGATAGTATGTAACTAGGTCTAGTACTGCCAAACGCAGGTCTTCTGGTACTGTTTCGTATCCAGCAAAATAACTTACCTTGTAACCGTTGATCATTGGCTTAAATCCGCTGGGATCAATTGCTACTACAAAGTCTCCTGTAGGTACCCAATCTGCGAACTTTGTTAGCTTAGTGTAAGTTTGGCCATAGTCGGTGCTTTGTTGAACACTGATAACTTGTGTAACAGGCGTTTCTTTTAATATCAGCGAGCCGTAGCCGCCGTCAAATACTTCAGTTTTTGCTTCGTCGTAGTAGTCTACGAATGTGCGGCGGCAATATGTTTTTACTAGTTCGCTTACTTTTGGAATCAATAAGTCGATTTCTGCATCTTGATTAGTACTGGTGATGCTAGCGTATGTTTTATATTCCGCTTTTGTGATTAAATTTAGTCCCATTTAGCATACCTTTCTTGTTTTATAAATGCACCAGAG